CTATCCTGCTTGTCTTTTCGTTTGTGTTCCACCATTTACAACTGTCTGTAAACGTATATTATCAGCTTGTAAACTCGCTATTTTTTCCTGTTGTAACGATATGATGTACTTTAATTCTGTTATTCTCTCATAATCCTCAGATGAAATTCCCATTTCAATCGTATCAGCTCCCATGTTGAGAATATCTTTTTTTAACATTGGTTCTTTTCCAGTAAAAAGCCAATCAATTGAAACTTGCGGGTATTTAGTAATTAAAATTTCTATTGCATCAGAATTTATAGGTCTTTTTTTTGCAATTCCCTTAAAACTACCATAATTCATGCCTATTGAATCACAAAAAGTCTCATAACTAATGTGTTGATTTTTAGCAAAATATAAAATTCTTTCTTTTATATTGGAAATTTTAATGCTCATTTGTTTGTTTATTAGAAATTATAATTACTATATTTGTCACGTACAAAATACAAATACAATAATGGACAAACTTACGAAAAAAAAGAACTTTTACAACCACGACATTCTTGAGGTGATAAAAGAGAGATATGGCTATAAGATAGATTATATCCGAAAGTCATTGCGAGGCGACCGTGTCGGGACTATTCCTGACAGAATAATTAAAGAATACAAAATTCTGGAACAAGAAGCAAAAAAAGCGATAACACTAAAAGCAGATAAATTATGAAAACAACAACAACCATGTACCATCTTAATAGAGATTGTACACACATAGTAATCGAAAAGCTAATTTATTTTTTTGGCTTTCAAATAGAAAGACGTTTAACCACTTTAATTTTTTAGTTATGCCAACATTAAGCACATGCCTTTTTTTAAGCCAATCGTTTAAGATTGATAGAGCATACCTAAAAAAACAATTTGGAATACTAGTTATTCTTTTTGATTACCCCAAGCTTGGCAAGATGTATCAGTCCGTTTATAATTTCTTTAGCAGGTGTGTCTGTTTTTTTAGAAAACCTTTCAGTTAGCATTTCGGTCAGATCACCTAGCGGTTCGAGTTGTTCTGGTGTAAGTTGTTGCTCTATTTCATTTACATAATGGGGTATTGCCATATTAACAAGGGGTGTACCAATAAACATTTCAAGTTTATTCCAAAGTTCATTTTTCATATTACTATAATTTATAAGTGAGACGGTAAATATAGTAATTATCTCCGATACAGCGTTAGTCGCCTACAAGCGCAAGGTTCGAGTCCTTGGTCGGAACAAATTTAAAACCAATAATTATGATAAAATCTGAGCTTAAATTTTACCTGAACCCTGAATTTGAAAAATCAGGAATCGAAAAAGAAGAAAAAACAATAAAATTATTTGGGATAGTAATTTTTAGAAAAACAGTTTACTATCCCAAACTAAAAGAAGATGATCTTTTTAGCACAATAGGTGTTAATTTTTAATTTTAGAAGCCTCTTTTTTCAATTCTGCTAGCCATTGCTTATCGGTATTCAGACCACCGTTAGATGAGTTATTAGTCAAATTGTAAATCATTTTGCGAAGCACAACTAGCATTGCTTCTAGTTCTTGAATTTTTTCATCATCCATATTACTATTATTTAATTGTTAGAACTGTAAATATAGTAATTATCTCCGATACAGCGTTCGTCGCCTACAAGTGCAAGGTTCAAGTCCTTGGTCGGAACAAATTTTAAATTTCAAACTATGAAAACAATTTTAAACATTACAAATTTGGTAGGCACTATGATTATAATACCTACCGATAAAGAAGATTTTAGATCAGTAAGCGACAATGTTATTAAGGCATTACTATCGGCCCTAAATCAAGTTCCGGAAAGTCAAGAATGTAATTCAAATAAATTGAAGCCGCCTGTTTCCAACCCTGAAAATTCAAAGTAGGATTTTCTGCAATTGATTTTTCACAAGCAAAAAGAAATTTCTCGTTTTGAATATCCGAAAGCAAAACGCCTCTTTCTGACAAAACTTGGGCGTGAATTTTTAGCACATCACTCATATCACTATTATTTTTAAAGTTAAGATGTTTCAAATATAGTGAAAATCCCGCCACGGCACTTACGACAATAAGTACTTGGTTTCGACACCAAGGCGGGAACAAAAAAATAATTTGTAATTCATAATTCACAATTGAATATGTACCAATACCAAAACAACATACTTTCTATCCCTGCTAAATTGCTCTATTGCGATTGGGGATTAATGTCATATAAAAATTATAATGTAATGTGCTTTCGAAAAAAACTAATCCGCACCAAAGAAGGACGTGGTAAAGACAACGAAGCTTGGGTAAGTTATCATGATTTGCCACGAGATATAAAAGCCGTGGCAAAAGAAAAACTAGGAGAACCAAAAGATACCATAGTTGTCAATAAGTTATTAAACTATATGGTGCCCGATGCTACTGCAATCAATTTTTTTGCCAGTCACCGCAAACCAGACGGCACTTCTTTAAGTGACGAAAAACAAAGAGAAAAAGCGACCAACTGCATTATTTTAAACGCCATTCAAACAGTGCTTAAATCTAAGGCAGGCGTATTTGGTAAGCAAAAAACTAAAATATGGGAAAATATATCCATATCTGTCAATAACCTTCCAGTATATAATAAAGAAGATCCGCAAAATGGAGGTTGGCTCTTTTCGCTTCCGGGACATGAAGTAAGACTAAAGCAAAAATACAACGAATACCTAAAAGATGGTTACAAAACCTTTATCCACAAAGGCGAAGGAACAGAAAATAGTACCAAACTAAAAGGAGAAGTAGCCGATTTTATTTTAGCCAAATACCAACTCCCAAACAAACCAACCGTAACTGATGTACTACGTGATTACGAAACTGCAAGGGGCGACAATCCTACTTGGCCATCATTATCAGAGCAAGGTATCGGTCGTTGGCTCAACGAACCAGCACAGGAGCGTATTTGGATACTCGCACGAGACGGTAAAGATGCTTGGCGCAGAAAGTTTGGCAATGCTATCGAACGAAGTAAAGACAACTGGTTTCCTAACGTGTATTGGGCTATCGATGGTTCGAAACTAGATTTGGTTTATTATGAAGATACGGCGGGCAATAAAATGGAAGCCAAACAAAAGATAAATGTCCTTTTCGATATTTATTCCGAAAAAATAATTGGCTATTCATTATCAGAAACCGAAAACCACTTTGACCATATTGCGGCAGTAAATATGGCAATGCAAGAAGCACAAGTTAGACCGTATTTGATGACTTACGACAACCAGTCGGGACACAAAATGAAACGCATGCAAGAACTTTACGGAAATGTGATTGCAAAAACTGGCGGAACACATTACCCGCACAAAGTAGGGCAAAAATCAAGTCCTGTAGAGCAATTCTTTTTCAGACTACAAACCGAAGTAATTAGTAAGTTTTGGTTTTCGGACAAACAAAGTGTAAAAGCCAGATTGAGCCGTAACCAAATGAATGCCGAATTTATTAAAGAAAACAAACACAATTTACCTACCAAAGCTGAAATTCCTAAGATATGGGAATATATCGTAAAAACTTGGAACAATGCAGAACACCCACGCTTTAAAGGGCAAACGAGATGCCAAGTATATAACCACGAAATGCCAATGCAGGAAGAATTATCACTACTAGATATTGTAAGCACGGTTTGGGTTGCCGAAAGTACGGAACGCACCTACTATCGTGACGGCATCAAACTAAAAATAGGCAAAGACGAATACAAATTTGAGGTGTATGAAGACAATACCGACATCGATTTAGAATTTAGAAGACTCAATGTAGGGAATAAATTTATAATTCGTTACAGTCCAGAATACTTAAACGATTATGTACAACTCTACAAGCTAGACGATAACAAGCAACTGCAACTCGTAGCCTACGCCCAACCCAAAAGAGCCCACGAAAACATACCAGTGCTTATGAAAGAGGGCGACAATGCACAAAGAATAAAAGATTTTGACACCCAAGAAATAGAATACCAAAGGGACAAAAAAGCATCAGAATCAGTAGCGAAACGCACAGGAATAACACGAGAAGCATTAATACAAGATCAAGCACTAATGGTAAAAATGGGTGGTCACGCCACCAAGAAAGAACGCAACGAAGTAGAAAGCGCCTACGCCGATTTATTAAACTAAAAAAATAAAACCAATGACAACCGAACAAAAACAACAAATAACAGACGAAGTAGTAAGACTAGCAAAGCTTTACGGAAAAATTGTAAAAGGAGTAGAACAAACATCGGCTAATAAAGTAGCTGTAAAAGTAGGATTGTCATCGGCAACGATAAGCCACGTTATTCAAGGCAAATGGGAAAGTATAGCCGATGAAGCTTGGCGTAAAATAAAAGTAAAGCTAAAAATAGATTTTGATTGGGAAACTGCCGATACCATCAATTTAAAATACATTAAAACCAAATTAGATGTAGCCAAAAATGAAAGCATAAGTATTGGTTTTGCTCACGATGCAGGTAGCGGCAAAAGCCATACTTTCAAACTGTACGAAAAGAATAACAAAAATGTATTTTACATAGAATGCAAAACCTATTGGACAAAAAAGAGCTATGCCAAAGCCTTGGTTTTAGCTTGCAATCTGGAAGACTGCGAAAACACCATTCAAAACATCGAAAAGTTTTCAGATCATATATCGGGACTAGACAAACCACTGGTAATTATCGACCAAATGGACAAACTAAAAGGCGGTTCGATGGATTTGTTTATCGATTTCTACAATGATTTTCAAGGGCATTGCGGTTTCATTTTATCTGGAGTTCCTGCACTAGATAAGATTATAAAAAGAGGTGTTAAACATGAAAAATCGGGTTTCCGTGAAATTTGGAGCCGTGTAGGACGAAAGTTTTTGCCTTTAAAACCTCTAAAGCTTCAAGATGTAAAAGCCATTTGCAATGCTAACGGATTTTATGATGACGAAGACATTCAGGTTATTTTTAATAGTTGTGAGGGCGATTTACGAAACGTAAAAAAAGATGTCCAATTATACCTTTTAATCGAAAAAGAAAAAGTGGCATAAAATGGCAGAACAAAAATTAGACAGAGCCTACACTTATGCCGATATAGAAAAACGAAAGTTCCAACTTTTAGACTTTGATGGAAAATGGTTAGACCACATAGGTAAACCAGAACGGTCAGAAAGTTGGATAATATACGGATTGTCAGGACAAGGAAAAACCTCATACGCTATGCAACTAGCAAAGTACTTAACCCAATTCGAACGAGTGCATTATAACACACTCGAAGAAGGTACAAAACAAAGTTTCAAATTAGCAATGGAAAGGGTAAATATGAAATCTGTGGGTAATAAGTTCACTTACAAAAAGGAAAGCTACGAAAAATTAGTCGAACGGTTAAGCAAGAAACGAATGCCGAAAATTATCATCATTGACAGTTTGCAATATTTTTTTAATGACCGAAAGAAAACTGCAACACAGGACTATTTCAGTTTGATAGAAAAGTTTCCGACCACCCTATTCATATTCGTGAGCCACGCTACAGGCAAAGTGCCACGAGATGATTTGGGAGTTAGTGTCAAGTACCATTCAGATGTGAAAATTCATGTGCATGGCTTTGTAGCTCATTCGAGTGGTGAATATGCCGGAACGAGATACGGTGGCGGTGAAGCATTAATTATTTCGGAAGAAAAATATAGAGAAAACCAAGTAGTATTATACCAACAAGGATAATTAAAAAATAAAACCATGAGCAAGATTTTAAAATTTTTAAACAAAACGCCCGAAGATTACGAAACAGCCTTTTTTAAAACCTACTTACACTGGTGTATGGCTTTTGCTACAAACTACGGCAACGATTTGCAAAAAGTAGTAGCCAATAGTAGTATCAGTAAATATTATAATATGGAATATGCAAAATGCGAGGCTAAATTTTTAGAACTCATTTCGTTTTACCACACCGAAATAGGCATCACACCAAAAGAAGCGCAAAAATTATACGACAAGTGCATTTTTGATATGAATAATAGATTTTGTAAACCGCTAATAGACCAAGCTAAAAAAACCAACATATACCATGATATTACAAAAAATTAGAACCAAGATAAACCAGTTAGAACAATCGCTAATACACAACCCAAACAACCCCGAACGTGCCGCCATAGAAACTGATTTGCGAAAACTAAAACAAGAACTACAAGAACAAGAATCACCACGTACTTTCGAGCGAGACACTTTCGATATTAGCGAACAAAAACTACACAAAAATGAGTAATAGAAGATTAGAAATTCTAGAAACGAGATCAGAAATTCTAGAAACAGTACTTCGGTATGATTCCGAAAAAAAAGGAAAGTTTTCACGAGGCGAACGAATCATGATCAACCAGGAGCGCGCCCATTTGTATAAGCAAACAGAAGATCCAGAAGTTGATAATTATAACCAATCGCTCGCAATTGAAACTAAAATATACAAGTGCCTAGCACTTATAAGACAGGAGAACTGGAAACCCAAGCCCTTTGTGCCAGAATATTAAACACACACACACACAATGAGTATTTTATTTTATATACCACCGATACCAAAAGTTAAAAGAATTTTGAAGCCCAGAAAAAAGGTAACACCTTTTAACAACCGAAGGTACAAGTTGCATCAAAAAGTAAAAGGCCTATGTGATTTGAGAGTAAAAGAAAGAACAATAATCATAGGCAATTCAATACCAATAATAGATAAATATATTATCGAATTACAAACTAAATTTCAATACAACATACAATCTGAAATATTTGATGCCAATGATATTGAAGTAAAAGAACCTAAAATAATAACAAATTAAATTTTAAAAAAATGAGTGCAGAAACACAACAAATCGACATCAAACAACTATCTCCAGAACATAGAAAAGCATTAAAAAAACAACTGGCACAGGAAGAAAAAATAGAGAAGCAAAACACCGCCAAACAGCGTGAAACTTTAAAACAGTTTAAAGACGATTTTACTATTGCCGAAGTAGAAGAATTTTTGCCAGTTCGAGACAACATTGAAATATTAATAGCTCGAGCATTCGAGAATCATAAACCTATATTAGACTTGGAATGTGAACTTAATGGCGAAGCAATTTTAAACCAAGACAGCCACAGTAATAGCTTAAAAGACGGCTCATATAGTTTCTCAATAGGCTATAATATGACCGATACCTTTGACGGTAGCGAAGGACTAGGCGTAGAAAAAGTAAAACAATATATAGACTCACTAAAAGGCGAAGATATTAAAACACAAAATCTTGCCAATGCCTTAAATATTTTTCTAAAACCACAGCCTATAACAGGAATGTTAAACCCAAATAGCTTAAAACAGCTCTCAAAACTTCGATATGATTACGATGACGAACTATTTACCGAAGGCATCGAAATTATAGAAAAGGCGGCAATTAAAGTGCGAAGCTCGCAATTTATAGAAGGTTGGAAAATGGTAACTATGCCTAATGGACAGTTTAAGAAAGTAAAATTCAGATTTTCTATCTAATGAAAGAATATATCAACCACTTAATATTCTGCTTTAAGCACAGATTAAGATTTTAGTTAGGTTAGTTGGTCTCCCGAGTAAGCTCATGGGAAGAGCTTTGGAAGAATGTGTTATCGTTAAATCTTTTCTCAGGATACTTTTTAACACAGGACAAGGTTGCAGGTTCGAGTCCTGCCTCGGGAACAAATTTTAAAAACAAGAAAGATGGAATTTAATAAAGAAAAAGCATTAGATGAGTTGATGCAAATTTTAAATATTGGGACTAAACCAACATTTTCAGAAATTATGAAAGCGATGTTGGCTGCTCAAAATTATCTTGTGAAAATACATATAGATGCATATCAAAAAGGGTTAGAAAAAGGAATTAAAAAAATAGAAATAGATGACAGCAACTGAAGAAAAACCAATCACCCCATTCCAAATAAAACGCATCATGCAAAACTGCTCTTACCAAGTCGAAACAAAAAACGAATGGGTACAATGGGTTACAGGCGATGTAAACCGCACCAGTCTAAAATCTATTACTCACGACCAAGCGGTTAAAATTATGCTGGCACAAACAGGCTCTACACTGCTAAGTGAAGCCAAAGAAAATTGGGGCTATTTCGACAACCAAAACAGCCAACACCGCTACATAACTGTATTACTCCGTAACGCCGATATTGTAGTAAAAAGCAATAAGTGGGGCGAGGTGGCCGATATGGAGGGTTGGTTTTCTAAATTCCTACAATCTAACCGATGCCCAGTAAAAAAGCCACTCAAAAAAATGACCCCTAGAGAAGTTTCAAAAATAATAACAGCGCTCGAGGGTGTGGCTCTTTGGAAAAATTCAATTTAATATGGTACATATTGTAATATCAGCCCTCTTAATTATTAGCCCAATTGCAGTGTTAATTAGGATGTATTATCTAATTAAAAAAAAAACAGAACAAGACGACTGCCGCCACAAAAACACCTTTACTGCTGTAGCGCATGTAGTAGTAACCTGCGAAACGACCACAATAACCTGTCTAGATTGTGGTAAAAAATTAAAAACAGAAACTGACTGCAGATGAAAAAAATAGCCAAAATAATAACACAATGAAAGTAACTATTGAAAATTTTATTAAAACCTTTCCAGAAACAGAATTAAGAGAAGGAACTGTAAGGGTCGCATCAAACACGCATTATCAGCTAATGGAATGGTCGTCATTGTATCCAGAAAAATGCAAAATTTGGGTAAAACATAGCCAAAATACAGGGCAGCACAAATCTTGGATGATACCACTTAACGGAGATTTTACTTTTAATGAAATAGCCATGTGTAGGGATATTATCAACAAAACATTGTTTGAAAATCCAGAATGTTCAGACTATCTATTGCATATCATCATAGAAGACTCCTTACGAGAATACCGATAATTTTTAAATTTAATAGATGAAAGTAGAAATAAAAACAACCTATGATCAGTTGCTTTTTCTGAATCAATTTATAGCTAATAATTTGCCAGTTCAGATTGTCAACCAAGAAAAAAAAGTAAAAAGCCTGTTTTACTTAATTACTGAAATTGCGACTAAAATACTCAAAAAAACAATAGATAAAAAAGGCATTTCAAAGCCATTTAAACTGCCTTTAAAATATTATGAAGCCTACGCCTTACATCAATTTATATTAACCTTTATAGATTATGAAGAAGGGGAAAATAAGCGAGTAACACGAGAAATTTTAGGCAAAATAAACAAAGAACTAACTTAGTATGTACATCAACCAAAAACGAAAAAAAGCCCTCGAAAAAACAGAAAGCATCTACGACTATGAGGCACGACTAAAAAAAGAAGCTATCGAAATTTCAAAGAATTTCGTACACACAAAACCAGTTAAGTATTTACTAAAATAGTATAAAATGGAACTAGCAACCTATAAAGTAACCTTTAAAGAAACCAAGGACGAATGGATTTTTCAATACCGAAAAGAGGATGGTATTATTTACAATTTTACAAATTTAAAAGGCAATAGAATCCTTAGTTTGTTAGATAAAAATCAATTCCCTGGCATTATAAGTAGGATTGAAGACTGGGCAAAACTAAAAGGCATATTGACAATAGAACTCAAGTTAGATGATTATAGTTTCGAGACCTTTTGGAAAAAATACAACCTCAAGCAAAAAAAAGAGCTTTGCGAAAAGGCTTATGAAAAATTATCTTTAGTAGATAAAATAAAATGCTTTGCAAACCTACCGTTATATGATGAATTTCTTTTGAAAACAAAGCAAAACAAAGCATTAATGGTAACCTGGATAAACCAAAAAAGATATAACGACGAATTCGTTTAAAATAGACTGCAGAATACTAACAAAAAATTAACCAACTTCTAGTTTATGGACACACAAATTATTTATTCACCGTTCACAGATACGGTTAAAAAACAATTAAAAAATAAAGGCTTAAAATTTGATAAAGAGGAAGTAAAACTTATTCAAGAAAATTCAAAAGAATTAAAAAAAATGATTCTTGACGAAATGAAATTCAGACAAGATTTCAGAAATAAAAGAAAAGAATTAGAAAAAATGGTTGACCCAATTTCTAAACACGTTAGGCTATGTTGTGAATGGTGGGAAAAGAATCTGCCAAACGCCAAAGAAATAGCAGTTATTATGAACAATGGAACTACTTTAAAATTAACAAAACCTACTTTAGAAAAATGTAGTGTTGAAAGTTATTTACCATTTGGTATAGATTTTTCCGATTTTGAGGTTATCGACTTCAACTAGCATCTCGCACAACGTTTCGCTAGTATAATTTCGGCTGTGACAAGTAAGCCTAGCCTTTCAGTTGAGAAACCATAAATCTGACACAAAAACCAATTATTAATTAAGCCTGATGCCAAGCTGAAATATACTAGCTGTTAGCGGATAGCCGTTTTTACAATACTAATTTTAAAAAAAATGTCAAAATTAAAAATTAAAAAAAACAAAGAAAAAATTGTATTGCTTTTAAATCAAAATATAGATTTAGCATACAAATTAAGACTAAAGGGCTATAAAAAAACCTTTGAAAAAGAAGTTAATCTAGGAACAAAAAAAGAACCAAAAATTATAATTGCAACTTTCGGAATGTGGTTAGAGGATTTTGTCGATGAAGATAACGGAGAAGTTGTTTCAATTGAAAGAAACGAAGTTATTGCCGTTGATGGCAAACCATCAAATGGATATAGAGTAATCAATTATTATTCTATTGATGATATTTAAGCGGTTTCACTACGGTTTCCGCTAACTGTCAGCTAGCCGCCGTTTTTTTATGGCGACTAGCGCAAGTTATATTCGCAATTGCAGGATGATAAATAATTTTAAACTCAAAACCCACTTCAAAAAAAGTGGGTTTTTTTATACCAAAAAAGTTTTATATTTTTGCCTATATGTCTATATCCTTAAACAGAAGCCTTGGAATACAAAGAAATAAGCTGTTACGATACAAGCTTATTAAGGAACTGTACCAAAAAACTATTTCGGAACATCCACATACACCACTTACTCAAATACACAAACAATATATTTTCCCTGTTTATCCTATCTCTCGTACTACTTTATATCAAGTTTTGTTTACGCCAATTACCTCTGAATTGAAAAATATTGAAGACGTTATAAATTCTCAAACTAAATTATTTAGTTAAACATTAGTCATTCCAATAGCGTAGGTAACTTCATACTCTTGTATTCCATCATCACGCTTTACTTTTCGCATGGCTGTTCGCATCATAGCACCAGCAGAACCACCCACCGCAATACCATGTAACTTTTCGTGTACGTTTTGTACAATGTCCCAAATACTCCACGCTTGGTCCTTTTGCGTTTGTGGTGCTCTAGCACTGGTGTTTGTTAGTCTTAAGTTGGCAATACTTATAACAATTGCACCTGTTGCCATTTGGCGATTTTGAGGCATTGCAGTTCTGTTTTTACCAATGTTGCTATATTGCAAGTTTCCCAAATCTATCAAAGCTAAAGGGAATTTCGTGGGAGGATTTGGCGAATAATCGTCAAGTTGCCCCCAATCTTCATCTACATATTTCAGCTCTGGAATAGTACTTAATAAATTTTGAATGCTTTGTAAAACTATTTTACTCATTTTCTGTTTTTTAATTGATTTTTGAAATTGATTTTTGCCGTTGCTATTGTTTAAATTTATTAAAAATTGTTTTTCCAATTTCTTCCATATTTTTATTAACAACGTGTTCGATGCGTTGCCTAACTTGTGGGTGATCGCCTATAAATTGTCTTTGCTTTATTTTCATTTTGGCACCTACTTTTTGCAAGGCTAAATTTTTCCACATTAAAGCTTCTGCAGATAGTCGTCTGTTTCTTTCTGTTTTTGCGGCCGCTTTGCTTCTTACATTAAACAAAATCGCATTAGATGACTTGTAAAACATTGCCCAAAAAAAACGTTTCATTTTTTCGGTTACAATAATTTCGCCACCTTGATTTTGTAAACTAGCATACGGTAAACTACTGCTCCAAGTTATTTGGTTTTTGGTTTGTTTGCATTGTATAGATCGGCGTAACTTACCAGTACGCATCATTACACTACCACGCTTATTAGGTATGGCAGTATTTTCCCACGTTTTACCAAAAAACGATTTTCGTTCAAAGTTTTTGTCGAATTCATCGGTTAAGTCAACACGCAAATCCGATAGAATGTTTTTTATAAAGTCTTGCATTTAGAATTAAAAATTTAGAATTAAAAATTGTTTGTATGTTTACGGTCTTAACAACAAAAAGGACATCATGAGTATATTTGAAACTTCAAGATTCTACGAATATCATCCAGAATTTTTCACCGAATCTTCTAAGTATGAAAACGAGTACGAGAATCATAATTTCTACGCATTTATAGACGACCTCCGTTCTTTAGGTCATAATATTGGTCTAAGGATAGTGTTAGCGGACACTCGTTATGGCTGTTTTCCATTTCCTTTATTAGAGACTTATACAGACGAGTGCGTGTCTCTTTTGCAAAATCAGGCCGACAACCTGTTTTCAAAAAAGCCTTTAGTCCTAAATACAAAAATTCGGAATAAGTTTGTTTGTTTTCAAGAATCTGTTCTCGTAGATGTTGCAGTACAAGCCAAGTACTGGTGTGTAAAACCGCAAAATTAATTGGTTTCACTTCCTCCACCGGCAACATCACTTCGTAAGTATTTAGAAAATTTTCTGATACTTGTGAATTGCCTTCCATATCCTGAATGTCATACGATAAGACTAATTTTAATTTTTTGTTTTCCATTTTATTGTTGTTTTAAAATTGTTTGTATATCAAAAAGTTTTGTATATTTGTACTGAAATAGTCTTATTAGTGCGTTGGATTGCATATCCTTCTCCACACTGATAGGGCTATTTTAGTTTTTCTACTATCGAATAAAAAGAATTTCTATTTTCTTGATATTTAATTATGATATAAGAATCTTCTTTATTTATTTGTGTTTTCAAATAATGGTATTCTACACTTCTCCCTTTACTGTCTTTATCTGATTTCACAAATTCAGAATCCTTTATTAAGCTTTCAATATTTTTTACCGCTTTGTTCTTTTCTAATATAAATTTGTGTGGCTGATTTAACGCTTCTTTAATTCCAGTACTTGTGAAAAGTATAGGTTTTTCAATATTTGGATGTTTTACAGTTTTACCTATAAGATTATCTTTTGCCCATTCTTTTATATCAATTCGGCTTTGTTTGATTGCTTTACTTGTGTTCTCTTTTTGAATTTCTTCTATAATCTTACTCGCTTCACATTTACTTTTTTCAGCCGACAGTATTAATACTGGTGCGCCAATCAATCCTGTTACTGATAACTTGCCATCGCCAGTACAACGGTTTGCAAAAAGCGGATGCTTTGGCGGAAATAGTTTTTTATCTGCACCAGGATTAAACCTAAATATCTCTAATCGGTTCTTACCGTCTTTGCCAATTTGTGTGGTTGCAGCTTCGCCTGCTTTAATGCTTTTTTCAGAATCACTAATTGGGTATTTGTCTTTCAAGACTTCAATTGCAATACAACGACAACGCCAGCCATTAGGAGGATAGTAAGAATCCCAAAAAGGGTCTTCTTTTGGTAAAGTAGTATTATTTAGTGCAGCGTGTTCATCACGTACCCGATTGTCGTTAGAAGTTCTATATTGCAAAAAATAACGCTCTGAACTTCCCAGTTCAGACCAACCTGCCGCCATTTGCGACGAACTTACAGCAAACTCGTATTCTGCTTCTAAATAATTTTTATTGTATGTTAGATTCAGTTTGTCAAATTCATTAGATAATTTATCAAACGGTTTTAAATTACCATTATCATCGAGCAATAATTTTGAAGCTTCAAATAATTGCGCATGGGTTTTTAAGCCGCCAAAAAGGAAAGCATCACTTTGTAAAGCGGTTCGCATTTCGTTTGGCATATCGTTATCGGTAATTGCAAAGTTGAACACATCATAGGTTTGATGAATCAAATCTTGATAAACTTTTTCAGTTTTCAAATCCTGTGGCTTGTAATTGCCTATTTCATGCAAACGTTTAAAGGCGCTTTTACCAGCGTTTAAAAGTTGCTTAAAATCATCACTAATTGATAAATTTAATAGTGTAGCTTTATCTTTGCAATCATCGCAACCACAATTGTACAAACTCGTTATGCGTGAGTGAAACGCCCCAAAATATTCAGGGCTTAAACGAAAAAACGCTCGTAGTCTTCTAAGTTTAATTTTGTTCCTGACGCAGATTGCGGTTTTACTTCTTTTACTTCAATACCAAACGTGTCTTTTATCCAAACGGGATCTACTTCAACATTTTTGAATTTGTCGGCTTCGGTTGTCATTTTCCAAAGTTTATCTAAATCTTCAGCGGGCGGATAAGTGTAAACAGCATCTTTTGTAACAACACCTAAAACTTTAAGCGCTGGAATAATAGTTGTATTCCAAGTTTGCTCAATAAGCGACAAATCACTATCAATTAAATCTTGCAAGATTCCAATAGAGGTTTTTTCTTTACCATTAGAACCGTTCTTGGTGTCTTGACCTACAACAGCTCCAGAGATTCCCATTGATAATTCATTATTACAAAATTGCATTAGGTTTTTATATACATCACCATTGGTAGAAACACCTTGTGCAAACTCGAAGGTTTCATTTTCGTCAATAATAAACCACGCTGCAGACCCCATGTCTTTCAACATTTTTTCACCACGAGCTACCATAGTCCTGTCTTGCGTGTTTGTTTTTAACACTCGAGGCGGAATGCCATATATTTCGCATAGTTCAGAATAACAACTTTGTGCAAATCGTTTGAATAAAACGTGAGGCACACATCCGTCTAGCAATCCGAAATCTTTATTGTTTCCAAATTCAATGAGCCAAGAACCGTATTCTTTTTGCAAGCGATATTCTATTTTTTTATCATCGGTATAATCTTTAAAAATATAGCCGTTTACAGGGTCAACATTTTGCCTAGGTATTAAATTAAAAACCAAGCGACCATTTACATAATCGAACTCACCAAGTGAATGTCCGTAATAAACAGTTTGTAAAATGGCTTTATTGACTTGATAAATGAATTTTTCATTTTGCAATAAACTGGTTAAGTCTTGGTCTAAATTTCCTTTCAAATCTTTTATTAAAAAAGGTTGTGAAAGTGTTTTTAGCATTCGGTTATTAATTTGACTTTGCAAATGCAAATCGACTATAATGGTATCCAATAGGTTGTACCAAGGATAACGCTTTGGATTGTCTGCATTTAAAAACATATTCTTAGCGTCAGTATAATTCTTAATGTCTTGACGGGTTTGCGAAATGGTTTTAGGTGCAATAGTAGGAACATAACTATTTGCTTTTTTTGTTTGTGTAATAGTTCCTGTTCCTGCTGCTAAAGTTGTTGTGCCAAAAGCAATATTTATAATGTCTTGAAATTTCCCCATCTTAATAATCGTGATTAAATTTTGTTCTTGAACCTGAACTAAACGGCTTTCTGTCTTCGGTTTCTTCAATATTTATTCTAGGTAGTGAGGTTAAAACCACCGTACCTTTTGCTAATTTTGTAAACCAATCAATCGCCCTATCGTATCGCTCTTTGGCTTGCTCATAGATAAAATCGGCATTACACAAAACAGCGATATGAAACTTGGCCAAAGTCAAACAATGCTGTAATATCAATGAATTTCTATCTAGTCCTGTTTGGCTAAATATTATTTCAACATTATAAACAATGCGTCCGTCGAAAGTTTTTAAACTATTCACATTTGCAGTCAGATAGCTTTTTGCTTCTTCTATTGCAGCACCTAATGCTTGTGATACTAAATCATCGTTACCTTCGGTAATTTCTTCTACTTGGTAAGCATAAATTACACTTCCTAAATCTTCTTTTTCTAAAAACATAATTTAATATTTACGTGAGCTTCTTTGTCCTACAACGTAGATGCTATTTTTTTTAACTACTCTGTTTTGAATGAGCCAACACGCACCTTCAATAGCATCGGGTGCGTCCATTATTTTGGTAGTTGGAGAAACGGCTAGCATCTGGTCGTGAGTTCTTACCATATTTGGTTCTTCTTTTTGGTCTACATTAAAAATTAAGCGTCCTAAGCGATTGTGCGGTTCTAAGGTTCCTTCTATTCTAAAAAACTTGTCAGGCTTGCGTCTACTATCTGGAGTAATTGGAATTGTAAAGCCGTTTTCTCTCGAACGTTGGTAAATCAACGGTAAAAGAACTTGTTCGTAAAATGGATCTTGAAGTGAATTATTTTCAATATATATGCGCTTAGTATCGACTCTATTTATTGTCAAATATTTGTAAGCTTCATACAAGCAATCTACAAATTTGGAATTACTCATAGTATCTACCCACATTTTATAGACATAGTATTTTTGCTGTCTGTATCCTATAATGGCAATCGCTTTGGTCGATGCGTTTCCTTTGTCTTTGTTTGATGTTGAGGGGTCGGCATAAACAACCACGTCTTCACAATATGAAAGTGGCGGACATTTACCATAAGTCAACTCCTTGAAAATATCGCCTTCAGATATTGGATTATTGAAATATTCTTTTTGTGCTGAATTGAATGAAATTGTATTTAAAACCCTATCAATTGAAGCTTCGGTGTTTTTGTTTGGCCATGTGCTTTTACCTTCTTTATCTCGAATGTTTACGATGTCATGATAATCTGCTTTTTTTGCTAATTCCGTTACACAACAAAATTTTGCTATGATGTTTCCGCAAACCATAATTAATAAATGACCCGAGATAGAACGTGTTGGTATTAATGCCTCTTCAATCCATTTTAAACTAGCTTTAATTCTTTCAATATTTCTACATTCTTCATCAGTATCAAAATCATCAATTAGTAGAACGTCTGGACGAACTTCATCTTTACGAGTTCCACGAGGTGTTTGACCTTTCCCAATAGCACGAAATGAAACTCCTTTTCGAGTAACAAATTCGCCAGCTTCCCAATTACCTATACTTTGCTGTTCACCATAATCGTTTATAATTCTATTATTCGCTTCAAGTATTGATTTATAAGGCAAAAGCAAACGGCAAGCATTGTCGAATGTTGACGATGCCATTATGATGTTTTTCTTTTTACCCGTCATTGCTAAGTAAAGTACTTCCATCATCGTTCTACCAGACTTCGATAATTCTCTAGCCCAGGAACGAACCTCAAACCATTCCATATTGCTTAAAACACGCTTTGTTGCTTTGATGTGAAACGGTGCAGGTTCTGAAGTATAAAAGTTTGGAAAGTAATATTTAAACCATTCTTCGGGGTGCGATTCCAGATGTTTAATTCTTTTTGCTTTATCGACCGCACTTTCAGTTAAGTCAACAGGGGTTGCTTTTCGAGTATTGTCTCGAAATTCTTTCCATGCTTTTAAGTAATTTTTATCGGTTTGCTTTGCCATTATTTAATTTTGGAATTAATGTATAGGTCGGCGTAATCGGTTAATTTTTGTGAAAATTCAAAATCAATAGTTCGAATAAAAGAAACAAGTTCCATGCTTGTTGTAATAATTTCGCCTACACCTATTTCTGTTTCTAGTTTTTTGATACCCGAAGCCAGTTTGTTCAATAAATCAACTTCTTTAGAACTGGCAAGCTGGTCGTCTCTATTTTCAATCGCACTATTCCAACGCTCTAATTGATCCTCAAATTTCTGAATGATATTAGTCCGTGTATGTATCAGGGAGCGTTTTTGTTCTCGCCATTTTCCCTCTGTAATCCACTTTCCAATTGTTTTCTCGGTAACCTTTACTTTAATGGCTATCTCCTTTTGGTCAATGTTGTGTTTAATGAAAAGTAATTTTGCATACTCTTTTTCGGTCTCTTTTCTAACTGCCATTTTATACTATTTACTAGCAAAGTTGAACGATTAGAACCTTTTAAAAAAACACCTGTTTACTTGCTTTACAACTATGTTAAGTATTGGAACATAGGTGTTCGCAAACCGAACGTTTATTTTTTTGATAGTTGTGTTTGGCTAATCTTTGTCATCACAAAAGGCAAGAACTGCCGAACTGAATTTTAAAAAATTAGCACATGCCAAAACCAATTAATCCATTTATTTTCAATGACGAGGCTATTAAGAACTCTTATGGCTTTTGCATTTTAACCGATGGTATTTCATTAACTCGTTTCAATACGAATCCTGTAATGTTAGACCAACATTATAACTCGACTTGGGCGGTTATTGGAAAATGGGTTGAAGTCGAAAAAATGACTGGCTTGCTAATGGGAAAACCAGTTTTTGATACTGAAGACGAAGACTCAAAAAAGATACAAGGAAAAGTAGAACGTGGCTTTATAAAAGCGGCATCTATGGGTATCGCTTTTAATCGTGAAGATTTACAAATGATTGACGGAGTACTAACGCTTATTGCTTGTGAATTATATGAAGTATCGATAGTTGCAATCCCTTCTAACGCAAATGCAGTTCGATTGTATGCCGAAAATGGCGAATTAATGAAAGAAGATGAGATTAAAACACTTTGCCTTTCAATCACACCAACAGAAGAAAAAATTAATCTTAATCAAATGAAAAAAATCATTTTAAGTATGGCCACATTAATGGCTTTGGGTTTTAAAGACAACCCTACAGACGGACATGATTCGTCAGATGTTGAAGCAAAAGTTTTAGGCCTTTCACAAAGTGTTGTAGCCTTAACTTCTGAAAACGAAACGCTAAAACTAGCAGCGAAAAACGCTAAAGAAGCTCAAGAAGCGGCTGCAAAAACAAGAATCACAACCAAAGTAGAACTGGGAATTACTCAAGGAAAATTTGGAGCCGACAAAAAAGAAGAAATGATCACTTTGGGATTGGCTTCTGAAACTGCATTAGATACCGTAATTGGTTCTATTCCTGCAAAAGCAAATTTTAGCGCTGGAGTTGTAGTTCCTAACGGAAACGGAGCAATACAAGTTGCTACAATGGAAGAGTTTCAAAAACTTTCAATTGAGGCGCAATTGTCATTCAAAAATGACAGTCCAGAAGAGTACAAAAAACTATTTTCTTAATCAATAAATAAAAAACTATGCCAGCAAATTTTGCAGCCGTTTGGTTAAATAGAGTTATCCAAAATTTGAGTACACAAAATGTGGCTCCTTGGTTAGATGGTATTCCTGAATTGGATACTACTGTTGCCGAAATGGGCTCGGGTGAAGCTTCGGAAATGAATGTGATTCATATCCCTAGAACCAACTTCAATCCAAATGTATTAGTGAATAACACAGCTTATCCAATTGCTTTACAAGTATACACAGATGACGAGGTTGTTGTTGCACTAGATAAGTATGTAACAGAAGTTACAACGCTTTCTGACGATAAGATTATCGGAGCTTCTTATAATGTAATTGATCCTGCTACTAATGGGCACGTTAGAGCAATCAATGCTAAAAAATTCAAAAAAGCAATTCACGCTATTGCTCCAACTTCGGATACGGCTAGTACCCCTGTAATAGTATGTACTGGAGACGTAGTAAATGGTTTACCGACACTTCGTTATGAAGATTTGGTTGCTTTGAAGGAAAGATTAGACTTAGACGAAGTTTCTGCTGAAGGTAGACGTTTGGTATTATCAACAACTCATTATAACAATTTGTTGCTTGATAGAAAAAACTTTGGAGATAAGTTGGTAAACTACAATACAGGTATGCCTGCCCCAGTTATTGCTTCATTTGAATTATTTCAATATGCTGGTAACCCCTCGTTTACTTCTGCTGGAGTTAAAAGAGCATTTGGAGCTGTAAAAGCTGCAGGAGATCGTCAAGCATCTGTTGCATTCTGGACGGGAGCAATTGCTAAGAAAACGGGTATGACTAAACAATATTTTGCTGATGCAAAATTGAGTCCTACAACGCAATCTAACCAATTGAATTATAGACATTATTTTATTGCAGTGCCTTTTGAAGCTAAAGGTGTAGCTGCAATTTACTAGAACCATAACAAAAGGCTACTGCAAAAGTAGTAGCCTTTTTTTTAAACCATCAAATGGAGAAATTTTTATACCAAATTCTAACTGTTTTTTTCGTCGGCTTAATCACTTGGTTTTTTGCAAGGCGTAAAAATAATGCTGAGGCTAAAACTGTTGAAATAGAAACCGAAATTAAAGCAGCTGATTTTTACAGAACATTACTTGATGATGCAATGAAACGTTTGGATTTAGCAATAAAAACCATACACGAGCAAGATGTAAGAATTAAGGAATTAATGTTGGAAGTAGAAACATTGACCCATGAAATAAGAAAATACAAACAATTAAACGGTAAAGCTGAATGAGTGAATTAGCTAAAAAAACACTTGAAACCGCAATCTCTCAAATTGGTGTTGAAGAAATGCCAAAAGGAAGCAATGCGGGACCCGAAGTAGAAATATACCTAAAAAGTGTAGGACTTGGTCAAGGATATTCATGGTGTATGGCATTTGTGTATTGGTGCGTAAATCAATCGGCTGTTAAAACAGGATTTAAAAACCCTTTAAAGAAAACAGGTGGCGTGATGGATCAATACAATTCTAGACCATTATTATGTACACACTTGCCACAAGCTGGCGATGTATTCATCATGGATTTTGGCAAAGGATTAGGACATACTGGAATAGTTGAAAAAGTAATTGAAAAAACTATTTATACTATCGAAGGGAATACTAACGATGACGGAAGTCGTGAGGGTTACAAGGTTTGCAGAAGAAAAAGAAATATAAAAACTATTAAAGCATTTATACGATTATGAAATCAATAAAAAATATAGTTGTTTGTTTGTTAGTTCTCATCGCATTGGCTAGTTGCGGAAGTAGCAAGCCAATTGTGGTGCAGAATGAAACCACGAAAACAATAACAGAAACGGTACACGATACTGTTTTCAAAATAGAAAAAGACAGCAGTTCTTTAAAAGCCTTACTTGAATGCCAAGGCGGAAAAATTGTCTTAAAAAATGTTATTCAGGGCGAACCAGGGCGCATATTAAAAAGCCCAAAGATTCGCCTATTGAATAACGTAGTTCAGGTAGATTGTGAAGCTCGAGCTCAAGAACTATTGGCACATTATAAAGCTACTCACGAGGTTGTTACTACAGTAAAAATGCTACCACCTATTGAAGTTAATGTACTTACTTTTTTGCAACAATTACAAATTTGGTTGGGCAGGATATTTATAGGATTCCTTCTTTATTGGACAATCAAATTAATTCTAAAAATTTATAAACCTATTTAAGTTATGAAAAACGAAATATTTAAAGCAAACTCAAATTTGGATTGTTACTTTGAGACTACCGATAGTCAGTGTTTTTTTACTGATGCAGATGCTAAAAATCACGCTAAAACATTAGAAGACAAAACCGTTAAACCGCATCACAGATATGACTATGAACCAGTTTTGCATCCAACAGAAGCGGAACAAAAAACAGAGCTAGTTGAAGTGGTTGCTACTACTGAACCAGTTTTATATCCAACAGAAGCGGAACAAAAAACAGAGCTAGTTGAAGTGGTTGCTACTACTGAACCAGTTTTACATCCAACAGAAGCGGAACAAAAAACAGAGCTAGTTGAAGCGGTTGCTACTACTGAACCAGTTTTATATCCAACAGAAACGGAACAAAAAACAGAGCTAGTTGAAGCGGTTGCTACTACTGAACCAGTTTTATATCCAACAGAAGCGGAACAAAAAACAGAGCTAGTTGAAGCGGTTAAACCAAAGGCTAAAAAATAAGCTATGAATAAAGTTTTATTTAATAGAGAGGGCGGCGGTTTGGCACGAAGACTACCAGGCGAAGATCACCTTAGTGGTTTGGTAGTTTACGGAGAGCCTAACCTTGCAAAAACCTTGCTTATAGAAGCCGAACAATTAGAAACATTGGGTATAACACAGGCTACACATCCTGTATTGCATTACCATGTTTTTGAATATTTCAGAGTGAATCCAGGATCTAAATTATACATCGTTTCTATCCTAGATAACGACGGTCAATTTGTTGCCATTAAGCAATTACAGCAGTTTGCTGATGCTAAATTAAGACAAATCGGAATTGTAGATTTGGTAACTACGTTTGCTAATTTAAGCACGATGGCAACTACTATCGCTACAGTATTAAACGAGTTGGCAATTGCTAATATGCCATTAAATGCTGTATGGTCAATTCACAGTATCACTCCTGCCAATCTTATTGCTTTACCAAACTTACACACTTTTAATTGTGAAAGATTGAGTATTTGCATCGGTCAAGATGGTTCTGGCCGTGGTAACTACGTTTCGGGAATAGTTGGTAAAAAAGTTGGAATTATAGGTGCTTGTTTAGGTGCCATTTCAAAAGCCAAAGTTCACGAGAGTATTGCTTGGGTTGAAAAACAGAACTTGGTTACAGGAACCTATCCCAAAGCATTAACTGGTAACGTAGTTGTGGCTCGTGAATTAGATGTAGTATCATTTATTGATGGCACATTATTAGGAGATTTAACACCCGCACAGGTGCAATCTATTCACGATAAAGGTTACTTATTTCCAATTAAACATATTGGCTACACAGGGACTTTTTTTAATGATAGTTTT